TGCCGCTGTTAGTAAAAATCCTACAAAAGTACCCGAAATTCCAGCTAAATTACTTGCATTTGAATTATTAGTAAAGAATTTTTCTATGAAACAAAATTTCATATCACAGAAAATAACAACAATTATAGGAGATAAAACTGAAACATAAATATATTTAAATACTACTATATTAAATATATTTTTTAATTTTTTCACACAACTCACCCCCTATTCTTATTATAATGATTTTCATCTGTTTGTATATACGATTCAAATAAAAATCACGAAAAAAGGAGTGTAAACAATGGCTTTTGGTGATAATTTAAAAAGGCTCAGAACCAATAAAGAATTCACTCAAGAATATTTGGGCAAGGTATTATGCCTTAGCCGCACAACGATTTCTAATTATGAAAAAGGTAAAATGCAACCGTCAATTGAAACTTTGATTAAATTATCAGAAATATTCAATGTCACAGTTGATGAGTTGATAAAGCAATAAAAAACCGCCCTGCTCGACTGGTCCTCGAACAGAGCGGAATCATCCACACAGGGTGCAGATGATACGATTAAAACGCAAGATAATTGTATCACACTCCCCTGAATTTTTCAAGTTTTGAATATCAGGGGATTTTTGCACCCTTTTTTAAGTAAAAGGAGTGTATAAAATGAAACTGCCTAACGGCTACGGCTCTGTTTATAAGCTGAGCGGAAACAGGCGCAATCCGTGGGTTGCCTGCGTGACAATAGGCTACAACAAAGAAACACGCAATCAGGAACGCAGAGTTATAGGCTACTTTCCCAACAAGCCGAAAGCTCTGAACGCTCTTGCTGAGTACAATCAAAACCCGTTTGATGTTGATTCGGCAAGACGCACTTTTTCAGAAATTTACGAACTTTGGTACAAGGAGTTCATCACTGAAGACACAAATCCGAACACCAAAAGACAGTATAATGCGGCATACAAACAATGCTCAATGTTATACAATCGCAAGATGTCCGATATAAAAATCATTGATATGCAACGAGTTCTTGATAACTGCCACAACGGTTATCAATCGGTTAGGCGAATTAAAATTCTGTTGAACAAAATCTACGAATACTGCATATTTCACGATATGCTCCGTAACAATCTTGCAGAAAAATTGAAAATCAATGCCAAGTCTGACGAAACAAAACGAGCACGCAGGGAGTTTTCGGAAAACGAAATAAATCTTTTGTGGGAATATTCAAATCTTGATTCGGTAAAAATAGTGCTTATGCTGATTTATTCGGGAGTGCGTGTGTCCGAATTGCTCGACCTAAAAATTTCAAATGTAAACCTTGACGAACAGACTTTCTTTGTTGAAAGCTCAAAGACCGATTCAGGAGTACGAACCGTGCCTATAGCAGACAAAGTACTGCCGTTTTGGCAGAAATTCATCAGCGATTCTCAATGTGGATATGTTCTAAATAATACCAATGGCAAGCCGCTGAAATACGATAACTTTAAACGCAACTACTGGACACCTCTGCAAAACGATTTAGGTTTAGACCACACCATACACGAAACAAGACATACCTGCATTTCAATGCTTGTATCGGCAAATGTGAACCACACAATCATCAAAAAAATAGTAGGTCACAAGTCGAAAATGGACTTGACCGAAAAGGTTTACACCCACATTAACCCCAAAGAATTGGTGAACGCAATCAACAAAATATAGTCTTATATTATCCTGAATTGTTCATAATTATGTTCCGTAGCTTACATATAGCTAACAAAATCCCCTATTTTCCCCATTCCAATGCCCCCTGCAAGTTACCTGCACCATACAGCCGTTTCTTATGCAGGGACGGCTGTTTTGTACCACATTTTTGGTCTGTCTTATGGTGATTTTCAAAATATTTGAATTAATTTTTAATAAAAAACGAAAATTATGTTGACAAATCTGAAAATATGGTATATAATAATCAAGCTGTTGTTATTAAACAACATTTCGAGGTGTAGCTCAGTTTGGTAGAGTGCTTGGTTTGGGACCAAGATGCCGCAGGTTCAAGTCCTGTCACCTCGACCATAGAAAAAACCGCATTAGAAAGCCATTTTTAAGCTTTTTAGTGCGGTTATTTTTTTGCCTTTTATCTGCTAAAATATGTTAAAATACAAGAAAAACGGTTAAAAATGTTAGGCAAATGCAAGGCAGAAAAAAGTTATGATATTCACCTCACCTTTAATTTGTAAACTGTATCCGTGAGCTTGGTAGAAACATCGGAATTGAAAATTGTCACCCACATAGATTCAGAAGAACCATGGCTACCGATGCCCTTAGAGCCGGTATGCCAATTGAACAAGTATCACTAATGCTTGGCCACGAAGAACTGACTACAACACAAATATACGCAAGATCTGATGAATCTGATGTTTATCAGGCACATCAAAAATATGTTAGATAAATAGGAGTGATAATATTGGCATTCCCCGAAAAGCTAAAAGCGTTAAGACTTGAAAATGGATTAACGCAAGATGAATTGGGTGAAAATCTCTATTTGAGCAGGGCAAGCATTTCAAGCTACGAAATTGGAAGAAATGAGCCTACTATCGAAACCATAATAGCTGTATCAGATTTATTTAATGTTACGACAGATGAATTATTGAAATAAACAACTGGTTTTAAATCATCCAGCTAGAAAATATATTTTTTCAATTGTGCCATACATAATTTCTATTACACTACAAAAAATAAAACATAATTCTTAAGCAACTATAAATACATATCATAATTTCAAATAGTCATTTAAGGCAAATTTACAATATGATTTTGCATTTTTTTTACAAATTAGGTTGCTAAATCGCCGTTTAAGTGATAGAATGTATTAACGAGTTGTTTTGAAAGGAGAATATATATGTTATTAGAGTTTAGTTGCTCCAACCACAGATCAATCAGAGATGAAGTACTTTTTTCTTTGATTGCCGGAACAGATAAGACACATAATGAGAATATAGAACAAATAGCAGGTCTTAAAATATTAAAAGCAGCTGTTATTTACGGTGCCAATGGATCAGGTAAAAGTAACTTTATAGATGCAATATCTTTTGTTAAGAACCTTGTTATAGATAGCGTATCCAATAAACCTGGGGATGGTATATTACAAGTTCCACACAAATTAGAAGGTTATGAAAAAAAGAGTGTGTATAAAATTCAGTTTATGGTAAATAATGTGCGTTATGCATATGGTTTTTCATTGATTAATACACTAGTTTCTGATGAATATCTATTTTACTTTCCAAATAATCGTAAAACCAAAATTTTCGAGCGCATTGACAATAATTTTACAGCTGGAAGCAATTTTCGCAACAAATTTAACACTTGCAAAGATGTTCTTAAGCCAAATCGCTTAATGCTTTCGTGTGCTGCAAATTTCAGTTCGGTTGATGAAGCTTTATATGCATATAATTTCTTTAAAAATGGTTTAGTTATCTACAGTAGCGTTAATCAGGATAATTGGATGAATTACTCGTTGCATCAAATCAATAAAAATGAGCAAACAAAAAATATTGTTCTTAATTTTTTAGATTCACTTGGAACTGGAATAAAAGATATTAAGGTTGAAATCAAAAAGGAGGAAGTTGACATATCAAGTCTTCCACCATTTTTGTCTGATGAATTCAAAAAATATCTTAGTGAACGGATTGATAAAATTTCAGCAAAAGTAATTTATGAAGATTTTGATACAAATTTACTTACAGAAGAATCTACTGGTATAAAAAAACTTTTTGGTTTACTTTGCCCATTTATTGATATATTGACAAATGGAAAAGTGCTTATCTGTGATGAACTTGAATCGAATTTGCATGAATCACTCCTTTTTGGTTTAGTAAAACAATTTATAAATACCCACGGAAGCAACCCCGCACAATTGATTTTTACGACTCATGAAACAGGGTTGTTAAACTTCGACTTATTTAGAAGAGATCAAATATGGTTTACGGAGATTAAATCTAAAGGTCGTTCTACTGATTTATATTCGCTTACTGAAATAAGAAATGTAAGAAAAGATGAGAATTTCGGCAAAGGTTATATTGCAGGAAAATATGGAGCTATTCCTATGTTAAATCTTAACTTTGCTGATCTAATTTATAATATATAATATGAGGTGAAGATATGCCTAATAAAAGAAGCTTATCCCTCACACCTCGTGCAGAAAACACAAGGGATTTAAGGTCAATACCATTTCCTAAACAATTTCCACTATCAGAAATCAAACAGCATTTTACCGATAGTATGGATGAAGTAAAAAAACAGTTTGGTGTTGCAGAAAAACTTAATAAAGAGGAAAATATTATAGCCATTAAAATGATTTTGAGATCTCAAATTGTTTTATCTGAAAGTTTATTAGATTTCTATATTCATGAAATGAGCAAGTATTGCATGGTAAAAATGTTTTCAGGAACATGGAATAAATCAGAAAAATACAACAAATTTCAAATTCCAATGGAAAGAGTTGAAGAGGCTTTGCAATCCAGAGAAACAGATGATTGGCTATTTGAATATTTAAACAATCGGTTTAGTCACGAAGTCTTTTTATCATTTGAAAAAATGAAAGATCAGCTAAATTTAATAGGAATCAAATTTAACGAAGTTATGGTAGAAGCATTTCCCCAAAAAAGTGAAAATGAATCAGTAAAAGTTGGCAAAGAAATTATATCGGAATTGTTTCAAAGAAGAAACAAAATAGCACATCAAAATGACAGATGTCACTCCGATGCTAAACAGGCTGATATAACAAAAGAATATGTCGAAGACTATATTTCAAAAATAGAAATCATTGTAAATTCTATACATAAAATTGCAGAAAATCAAGATTTAACGAATTAGCATTAAATTGTAAATAAGTTTGAAAAAATCCCCTTCGTTCAATAAGCGAAGGGGATTTTTATTATATATACTATATATTAAATTTGTGGTTATTACAAAGTTAACCACAAATTTTAGCAAATGTTTTAGCACCTGCAATACCATCAGAAGTAAGGCCGTGTTTTGACTGGTACGATTTTACTGCTGACTTTGTTGAATTACCAAACACTCCATCAAAGCCACCGGTTGAATAGCCGTTACAAATCAACAAGCCCTGAAGCACCTTTGTAATATTGCCAGCCATACCCAGCGAAAGGGTTGCATGACTTGCCACAGCTGATTTAGTATTAACTCCAAAAATGCCATCTACTGCAAGTCTTAAGCCAAACTGCTTATTAAGCTCACTCTGAAGCTTTTTGATTAAACACTTCTTAGTGTTTGAACCATACACTCCGTCCTGGGTAGCACCTACCCACTTCTGAACAGTTTTTATCGCACTTTTTCCTGATGTTGCACTTGCATTTGTACCTGTGCTCGGCTTTGATGTTGTCGGCTTTGCAGTCTGTGCAGGCTTTGTTGTGCCAGATGAGCTTGCCGACTTGTATTTATAGCCGAAATATTTACACATACCCTTGCAGATTGCCTCAGCGATAGCGTTTGTGTTATTGCGAATCCAGTTCGAGCCTGTCACGGTGTCGTGAAATTCACACTCAACATACACGGTCAATGCCCTCGGCACATTGATTTCGTAAAGGTCGGTTTTGTAGCTGACCGAATCATCCTTGCCGGGCGATATTGCTCCGAGGGCATTTTTCACCGCCTCAGCGGCCTTTCTACCGTTTGAGTTCAGGCAGAAAACTCTTGTACCGCCTGTGTATTTGCCGTTAAAAGCGTTGGTGTGAATCGGCATATGAATGTCTGCACCGAATTTGTCTGATTCGGGACAGCGTGTCTGCATAAGCGTTCCCGACTTTGCGACCATAACCTCAAAACCGCAACGCTTGAGAGCTTTGGCTGTTGCGGCGGCAATTTTGTCGCACTGAGCCATTTCGTTTGTACCGCCCGTTGCATAGGTGTTCCTATTCTGATTTGACGGACTGAGATAGATTTTCTTTGCCATAATTATTCCTCACTTTCGCAAATAATTTTTTTGTTTTCAAACTTTTTGTATGCGTCAAGATACATTTCGTTTTTATCGCCGTTGTAGGTGCATTCGTAATACATCCCGTCGTGTAATGTTGTGCTGATAAGGCATTTATGGTTTTGCAAAGTTTTACACGACCACACTACAAAAGTGTCAAAATCAGGTGTATCATCTGACTTATCTAAGTGATTTAACACATACTTGTTTACCTCTGATACTGCAAGTTTAATAAAATTTGCATTTGTCATAATCATTCCTCGCTTTCGTCTGTTTTGTTATATTTATAAGCTGACAAGCCGAGTAGAGCGCCTAAGAAGGTGTCAACGGCTGTGATAGTGCCTACAATCTGTTCGCCGTATGGCAAGCCCCAAATGCCTGCTACGGCAAAGTAAAGTGTACCGATTGCAGGCAGTACGATAAGAGCAATGTATTTAAGTACATCATAGATTTTGTTTGTCATTTTCATTATTATCATCCTTTCAATTTAAATCTTCCGCCGAATGTGCCGACTGGTTGAGGTACTTATCAATCTTATTGATAGCCTCGGTAACTCTGCCGTTACAACCCTGCTGTTTCAGACCATCAAGACACGCACGGAGTGCATACATTGTCAAGGTCTGCTCACCTTTGATTTTTTTGATTTCAGCGTTCTGCTTTTTGTTGTTTTCGATAAATTTAAAAACACCAAATACAACACCGCCAATTAAAGCTAACGCAGATATGATTTCTGCAAGCTGTACAATATCAATCTTCATCGCTTACATCTCACTTTCGACAGGCTCGTCAACGGTTGGATTGTCGCCCCAAACTGCCATGACAGCGTTATAGTATTCATCAGACAGCACCGTTTTAAGCTGTTCTCTGCCCGATTTGCTGTTCATGTATGCGTTGCGGATGTTTCCGCCAACCTGCATTTCTTCACCGTTAAAGGTCAAAAACTGCTGTCTGAGTACCGACACGCTGTCCTTTGTGAGCATATCAAGTGTAATTTTTTCTTTAAGTTCCATTATTTTTACCTCCGTTATTTAATTTTGTACAAGCAAATCACATTAATTTGCTCGCCGTCTGCAAATGTGTAAGCCGTCTTATCCTGAGTCGAAAACTGTAGCCAAGTGTTATTTTTCGGAATGGCAAATTTAAAGAGC